ATCTACACCTCTCTATTCGTCGGCAGCGTCAGATGTGTATAAGAGACAGGGGTTGTGTTGGACGACACCACCGTCCCACCGATCAAATACTCTGCGTACTCTAGGGTCTGACTCGTACCCGCCTCGCAGTCGAAGCGCTCAAAATTAAGGCTGTAGTCCGACTTAAGCGTTGGATTGGTCTCGCGATAGATCCGGAGGATCCAGGCCGTCTTTACGGTCGTTCCTTTGATCGTCGGCTCATTTACCAACCACACGTCGTTGTCGTTGATCGCAACGCTCCGATAGGGCCCACCCCCATCTTGAGCCAACACTAACGAGCTGATCATAGCAGCTGCGCTGGTGATCCCTGCGAGTGCCAATATCCTCAGTCTCATTTCAGCCCCCCGGGGTCGCAGCTCCACCATGGCGATCCGGGAGAGAGTTGGCAACCGAGCCACTAGCCGTATGGATTGAAGTCCTCGGCGTGCGTTGGGCGATCCTTCCGCGCCGGGCCCGAGATCGTGTCGATGATCCGGCCCATCAGCGACAGGTTGTCGACGTCGTCGTCGTACTTGCCGGCGGGGAACGCTGCGGCCTCGTCGAGGAAGCAGTCGCCGTCCATGTCGTCACGGACGAACACCCGGCCTTCACGGGCGAGAGCCTGGGAGCCGCGGGCGCGGGTCGGCTTGTCCACCGAGCTCGCCAGCCACTCCAAGCGGCAGGACACCCGGCGCTCTCGCAGGCGACGGACCAGCATCGGCTCAATGGCCTTCTGGATCACGCCGGCCTCGCCGACCCAGCGCTGAATCCCGCCCTTGTGGCGGTAGCGCTCGATGAGGTCGATCTGGGTCTCGATCCACACGTCAGAGGTCGTCTGGCCTCGCCAGCCGTCCACCAGGTAGATGTTCGGCGGCTGAGCGCTGTCCACGGCCCACACGCGCAGGACGGTGTTGTCGCCCCCGCCCTCGGTCACGGCGTAGTCGCTCGTTCCGAAGTACCGGAGCGAGCGGGGCAGCGTCTCCTCGGTGAAACGCTTGAACCATCCGCGCTGGAAGTACGTCCCCTCCTCGGGGCTGGGCCGCTGCTGGTAGAGGCTAGACCAGGTGCGCACGTTGCGCTGAAACGGCCGCCAGTGGTCCATCGGATCGCCCGTGGCCCTGCCGAACCACTCCGGCCACAGGCTGTCACCCTTGGCGCGGCGGAGCGGGTCGTCGGCCTTCTCCGCCAGGGCTGGCAGGCACAGCACCTTCCACCGGCGTCCGTCACGGCCATCGAACCAGCCGCTCTCACCGTTCCACGTCTCGGGCAGGATCCTTCCGGCGACATCGTCCTGATGCCAGCGGGTGAGGATGAGCACCTGGGGCGAGCCGGGGATCAGGCGCGAGCAGAAGTCATCGACGTAGGCGTCCCACGTCTTCTGCCGCATCGTCTCGCTCTCGGCCTCCTCGCGGCCGGCTACCGGGTCGTCCAGTACGCCAAGGGCGCCACGGTTGCCGGTCAGGCCGCCAAGCAGACCCCCGGCCATGTACTCGCCGCCCGTCGTCAGGGACCACTCGTCCGCCGCCTTGGCGTGACCGGACAGCGCCACACCGGGGAACAGCGAGCCGAACGCCGTGGAGTTTACGAGCTGACGGGCCCGGCGGCCCTGCTTGCGGGCGATATTGGCGGCGTAGCTGGCCAGGATCACATTGCGCCGCGGGAAGCGCGCCAGGAACCATGGGATGAACACGACATCCACATAAGTGGACTTGGCCGACCCGGGCGGCATCAGCACCATCAGGTTCGGGGTCTTGCCGTCAGCGAGGTCCTGCAGCTCGGCGCACAGCAGTGCGTGGTGCGCGGCCAGGCCCTTGTCGAGCCGCATGACGCTGAAGCTGTCTTCGTCCTCGGCGTCGGTGATCGGAGCCGTGGGGATGTCGACCATACATGCGAAGTCAGCCAGCGACTCCTTGGCCAGGCGGCGGCGCGCGGCGATGACGGCCGAGCGTGGATCGATGGTCTCGGCCGTGGTCATTTCGCCAGCTTCACAGCGGCCAGAGCGCGGAGTTGGTCCAGGGTGAGGCCAGAGACGTCCACGGCGGTCATGGCGATAGGCCCGCCCTCAGGACCAGCTACTTCTACCTTGTCCTTGAACATGCCCAGGTGCTTGCCGAGCAGCCCCAGCGCACCATTGGCGCCGGCGGCATTGAACGTGAAGGCCGGGGCCTCGTCACCATCAGGGGTCTCGACCATCACGCGGTCGCCCTTGCGGTCGTACACCGGCTCGGCCTGGAGGCAGCGTTCGGCGACGGACGCCAGGCGGGACAGCACCCAGTCCTGCGTGATCTCCACTCGGTCTGAGCGATCGTCCTGCGCGGCGCGGATGGCTGCGGCGACCCTAACATTTCCTAACAGCCGCGGCCCCTGCACCTCAGCCGTCTTTGCGCTGTAGCCGGCGCGAATAGCGGCTTGGGTAGCGTTGAGGTCGATCAGGTACTCCTCGACGAAGCGGGCCTGCTTCGGCGTCACGGGCGCTTCGCCAGTCTGATCGCCCTGGGCGAGATCGCCGTGCGCTGCGCGGCCTGCCTGGACAGATCGAGGCGCTTCTCGGTGTCGAGCTGGCGATTGGCCAGGATCGCCTCGTCTATAGCCTCCTGGGCGTGGAGGGGGTCAGTGGGGTCGAGGGCTTCAAGTTCGTCGATCGGGCGCATCGGCGGGGCGTGTCCTGGCGGCAGGGGCCGGTGTTCCGCTCATCGAAGCGGCAGGACGTATTTTACGCTTGATGTGCCACCGACCGAGGGTCGCGATTTGCCAGCGTGTCAGTAGCAGTGGTCGTGCACGCCGGGCCGCAGCATTTCATCGTTCGGCTCCTTGACCGTCCGAGCCGCCACGATCGCGAGAACCGGCTTGCGAGGTAGAACCTGCATCGCTGCGGTGAAGTGCCGGCCGAGCGTGTAGACGTCGTCGAGCATGACGAGGGTCCCGTCCGGGACGGGCTCGATCAGCAACATATTCGCCACCAGGTCTTGGATTGACTGGCGCTCTCCCTGAGCTTTCGGCACCTCAACGCGAAACCTCAAGCCCGTGTAGCTGGTCGCGCCGTGGCCGAAAGCTTGAGCGGCGGTTCGGGCAAGGAAGGCCGTTTTAAAGTCCTGTGCCGTGATGATGCCATTCCGGTTTGGGATCGCGACGAACACCGGGTCGGCGATACCGGCATCCCGCACGACGCGGGCCGCCCAAGCCGAGAAAAACCGACGTGCGATGATCAAGTTGTTGCGATCGATCCTAACCTCGGCCCCTTGGGCGCCGACCTTCAGCATCTTCCACTTGTTGCCGATCTTCTGCTGATCGTCCTTCACCGCGTGGGTGAAGAAGTGGCCGGTGTAGTCTTCCTCGCGAAACTTTGTGACTTGCCAATCCCACGACGGATAGCAGACCCGATGATGCACAGGGATCGTGGGGAAATTGAACAAAGCGCTAAATCCCGAGCGCGGTCAGCACGTCTTCCGGGGACGAGACGACCCGGACTTTGTCGTACCGGGCATAGCGCTTCGGCCATTCGAGGGCGGGGTTGTCATAGACCGACTTGAGGATGAACAGCCAGCGACCGAGCTTCTCGCACTCAACGGCCTGGTGCAGTGTTCCCGAGCTGTCTGTTGCCTCAACGATGATCGTCCCGTGGGTTAAGGCGGCCATGACCCGGTTGCGCTTCGGGAAGTTCGACGGGAACACCTTGCTCCCAGCAGGAAATGGCGAAATCAGAAGATGTTCCTCAGCGATCAGCGACTGCAGATCGCCGTGCTCGGCTGGATAGGCCTGCTCAAGGGGTGTTCCGATCACCGCGACGGTCCGACCGCCCACCTCGAGGGCTGCACGGTGTGCGTTGACGTCGACGCCCTTAGCGAGACCTGACACGATCGTGAGACCGGCGTTGGCAAGGTGGCGCGCGATCGCGCGCGCGCGTGCCGCACCTTGGTCGCTGACGTCGCGCGCGCCGACGACGCATACCGACGGTTGGCGCAGCAAGCCGAGATCACCAGAGTAGAAGAGGTTGACGTCGGCCTTGCTCTGGCCTTCCTCGATCCACGACGATTGAACGCCTTCGAGTGGCGGCTGACCGATAGTAGACAAGGCTGCTGTCAGGGTCGTCTGGACGATGTCCCTAGGCGCCGCATAGCGCGAACGTCGCGGCGCAGGCGACGAATCCTTACGCGCCAAGGCGTGTAATCCCATCAGCCATACTCCCCTCCGTCGTGAGCACGGGGTGATTCGGTGAAAGTGTAAACATTACCAGAACAAGGCTTAACGCGAATTTGTCCACAAGGAAGCAGGAACGGCCCACAGCGTGCGGGAGCCCCTCGCGCTTGCAGGCGGTCAAGGCCGCTGGGTTGCAAAGAAGCGTCCCGGGCAAAACTCTAGCATCGCTGACCGCCCGCGATCCATCTCTCATGCGCAAAGCGAAAGTCACTTGCAACTCGATACCACGCGCCCACGCCACTTCGGCAGGATGGCGGCTATCTTCCGCGCCCGCCCTGGCCCACGCCGGCACGCGCCATGATCCGGCTGATCGGCTGGCCGTTGACCACGCAGGCGGCAATCACCCGGTCGTAGCTCCTGGTCGATCCGTTGTGGCCACGCTCGACGGTGCAGATGGCGCGGCGGCCAACTAGCCGGTCCATCGCCTTCTTGGCCTGGCGACCGCCGGGTTCGTTCAGCTCCGGTGCGAACCAGCGGGCCTCTCGGATCTCCACCCAAGTCGATGGATCTGACGACATCCCGACGCATAGGCTGTCGCCGTCGCCGGCGTAGCGGACCAATCCAGTGATCTTCTGCCCAGGCTTGTAGCCGGCGACAGGCGCCTCGCAGGGGTCGGCTACTACGGGGGTGGCAATGGCGAGGATTGCGCCAACGATGGCGAGACGGCCAATGAAAGGGCGCAGCATAGCCTATGGCACCGGATCGGGCACCGCTATGCCAACTCGTCCGGTCCAACTCTCCGCAGCAGTTCTGAGGCTGTCTCTTATACACATCTGACGCTGCCGACGAATAGAGAGGTGTAGAT